GCTTTGATGTACCCACAGTTTGGCGAAGAGATCTTGTCACTACCAAAGGGTACCTATCGCGATGATAAGTTCTATTATATGCCAGAGGTTTACCAGATTCAGTTCCCCAATCTAATCGCTTTTGATGAGTATTGGTACCTGACAAGCCGAGAGGCTAAATTCCTAGTCGATAAAAAGACAGAAGAATGTCAGGAATTCACAGGTACCGAAGAGCAGCTCAAAGAAGTCATGCAGGCGTTCAAGGGTAAGCTTGCGTTAATGAAGAAACCCGTTCCTACGGTACGCAGAAGCATCATCCTCAACGACAGGGTGATTGTGGACGAGCCTAACCCATATGGCATGGATCGCTATCCCGTAGTTCCTATTATGTCGCTCTGCAACATGGATTCGCCCTACTACGCGTACAAATTCAATAGTCCGATGACAATGCTCCGGGATTGCCAGTACCTTCTAAACCGCTTGAAGGTATCCAATCTTGAAATACTTGATGCTCAGCAACAAGGCCTAAAGGTCAAAAAAGGTGCTCTCGTTACACCAGACGACGCCTTGAACTCTGGGCATGGCAGAGTGCTTTCTATCGACCCAGAGTTCCAGATGGATGACGTTCAGGCCATGCCTATCGTCCCCCCGTCACCCGTAATGCTTCAAATGGAAGACATGCTGAAAGGTATCTTCTTTAACATAGCAGGCATCGATCCTAATGCTATGGGTATGGATATCGATGACAAGGCAGGCATCATCACCATGATGAGGCAGGCGGCTACAGCTAGGAATCTTCAAAGACTTTTCGACCAGGCCGACGAAGCCCAAAGACTTTGCGCTGAGATCGAAGTCGAATACATTCAAAAGAATTGGACTTATGGAAAGGTTAGGCAGGTTATAGGCGAAGAGCCTACAGCCGAATTTGATAGCAAAATATTCTTTAAGTATGGCTGTAAAGTGGTTCAGGCAGCCCTTACAGAAACTCAACAACAACTGGAACTGGCTCAGATTCTGCATGCGCAACAGCTCTACCCAGACCTCATTCCTCCAGATGAGGTGCTTGAATGCATGACCCTGCAAAACAAAGACCGCATCGTAGAGAAGGTCATGGCTAAGCAAAAAGGCATGCAGGAACAACAGCAGAAGATGGAAGAGCTACAGATGCAGCAGATGCAGATCGATAACATGACAAAAGTGGCTTATGCCCATAGCCAGGAAGGGCTTGCCAAAGAGCGCGTGGCCAAGATTCAAACCGATTCGGCTGTTGCTCAGGACAAACTCCGAAGGGCTCATCAGGAAGACACGGCTAGCCTACTGAATGTTGTCAAGGCGCTCAAAGAATTGAAGGGAATGGACTTGGATCATCTGATGCAACAGGTCGAAATCCTCAATGCTTTAAGCCCTGCTGCTAATCCAGGAAAGGAAACTGTTGCAAATAACCAAAATGTTGCATGACAGTTAAGTTACAAAAGCGTTTAAACGAGGTGTTATATGAAAGAGAAGATGGGAAAAAGGGGCTACGAACAGGGCGACATGAAGCCTACTGTTGAAAGCTATCAAAAGCCTGAAAAGGACTTTGCTGAACGTGGTTTTAACAAGACAACCGAATACATCGAAAGGCAAGACGAACGTCAGTCTGGGATGGCCAAGGGTCTTGATAAGCAATCCTACAAGGGTCGATACTCTTAAGAGGAGAAAGCAATGGCTAAACAAAAAGATTCTAAGTCGCATGACAGAAATCGAGTAGAGGTGCAGAGAGGTCCTATTAGCATGGACGAGCAATACTCGCTCAACTTCCGTCGAGAGCCTGAGAGCACTATGCGAGACATAGAAAACAACAGGATGCGACAGGATAAAATGACCCTTACATTGCATACTCCCAAGCAATAGACGGTTTGGCTACTGAACCGCCCTGGAAAATCAGTAGCTTTTCTGGCATGTTAGCTCAAGTAGTAGAGCGCCCCAGTTCGGTAGTCCCTGGAGAGGTTGATAGTGCAAGTCTATCACGTGCCTTTGAGTGAGCCCGCAAGGGATGTGATATGCGATACAACCCGCCTCACTCCTATGGGTTATTAGTGCAGCGGTAGTCACGCGTCCCTGTCACGGACGAAGCCATGGTTCAACTCCATGATAGCCCGAATTTTCCCACAATATATTTGATCTATACATCTCCCCTATGTATGTTATATAGCTAACATATAACACACATATAGGAGCTATATGATTATTGTAATCGGTGGCATCAAGGGTGGCAGTGGTAAAACCACCATCGCTACCAATCTAGCCGTCATGCGATCAGCATCTAAAAAAGTCCTTCTAGTTGATGCAGATGAACAAAAAAGCGCCTGGGATTGGTCGCAGCAAAGAGAAGCTTGCAAGCGCGCCCTATTGAAAGGTGTTTTTCCAACGGTTTGTATGTCGGGAAAATCAATCCATGCGAATTTAGCCAGACTAGAGGATGACTACGAGGACATCATCGTAGACACAGGAGGCAGAGATACAACGTCTCAGCGCTCAGCGTTATGCGTAGCGGATAGGTTTATCCTGCCATTCAAGCCCAGTTCCATCGACATTTGGACCTTGATTCCTATTAAGCAAATTCTAGACGAGTGCTTAAATGAAAACCTTAAGGTCTATGCAGTCATCAGCCAAGCCGACTCAGTGGGCAAAGACAATCACGAGGCTATCGAAATTTTGCGAGAGTTTGATAACGTTCAGACAATCGACACGACTATTGGAAATCGAAAGGCATTCAGAAACGCTGCTTCTGAGGGCATAGGGGTATGCGAACTGTTTCCCGAAGACAAAAAGGCGTCGATGGAGATGCAAAACCTTTACGACATCATATATAGTTAATATATAATATTCATATGCAATACATAAGGGGAATATATGGCAGTCAAGAAAAAAGTGAATAGATCAATAGAGACCTTTATCGATAAAGGGGCAGATGTTAAATCGGGTAAAGGTAAACATTTTAAAAACGTGTTGATCAGAGTGCCAGTGGACATCTTAAATCAGCTAGATGATGCGGTGAGTAAAAAGCCTTGGTTCACAAGAACTCAATGGGTCGTGAGCGCCATCCATGAAAAACTAAACAGTGATACGCATGAAGAAAAAGAAGAATTTGGAGCAAGAGATCAATGAATTCTTGGAACATTGGGATTGTAGGCAAATGTCTGCTTTTTTGCGTGATATTATCCCTCTGTTTGAACTTTATGACGTTGAGCAGGAAGACGACTGGGTTGCCGATGCCGTAGGCGATGAGGACACGCGAAACGTACGATTAATCCGTACGGTTTATCTCATTTCTAGAATTGCCGAATCACATGCAGGGAAACTGGCTAGCATCAGGATAAGATTTAGCGACATATATCGACGCATGGAAAAGGACAGTATGGTGATAGCCGATGGATGATTCTCCTACCGAAATAACCAGTGAAGACATTGATAACTTCGTTGATCAGATAATGAAATCCGAAATCAAGGGAAAGACATGCTTCACATGCCAAAAAACTTATTATTTGGACGGTTTCGGGTCCATGTTCATGCAATGCGATGAGTGCTTCTTTAAAATAATCCCTAAAGATAAGAAAGAGGCATTTTTTAGGAGCTTTTTTGAGTAATCCGCTAGCCGATGACTAGTTTAACCGCATTCTTATCTTTCTGTGAGGATGTCATTAGTTGATCGCCCCTATAGAGTTCATTTTCAACCCAGTTATCGTTTTCATCTTTCTTGAACCCAAAATATTCCAATTGCAAGTTTTCCCATCTTTTGAGCTGTTGGATGCGCTCAGGGTCAAATAAGTCGGGGTTCATCAATATGTTCATCATTTGTGATCTATGAGGCAACTCCCAGCAAAAATAGACGTCTCCACCTGGATAGATATGGAACGCCATCATGTCTTGTTCGGGATAGGGTCGATACTTTGTGATTTTTCTAAGCCTAACCAGTCCACGCTTAAGCATCAGGTCGTATTTCTCATATATGGCCAAGTAAAAGGGCTTGCCACCCATTTCCTTCTCTCCCTGCTCAATCGCTTCATTGATGTCCTTAACCAAATCCTTTTGGATTTCGTGATTAACATCGCCAATGATAACGCCCTTTTCACCGTTTATCTGTGCATCCCGGTAAATCTTTCCAGCCGTTTGTCTGGTGGGATCTATTTTTGATTGATATTCCATCTATGTCTCCTATGACTTGCTAGCAACATTCTTTGCGAATTGCTCTAGTCCAGTGGTTATTTAGTTGCTCTTTGTGACCTTGTTGCGCGCACTCACACGAACAAAAGACCGTTCTCTGTCGTTTCTTTAGGTTTTTCTTGATCAAAATCTCTTCGCCACAGGTTCGGCAAAACGAGCGACCTTTTGTTCGCTTGCGCGGTGTTTTTTTGAGCTTTATGCGATACATACACCTGTAACAAATATTCTGACTATTTATGAAGTCATCAACTAACTTGTCTATTTTGCAATTATCACAGATCATTTCGCCTCGCATTTATTTGACTTATATTATTTTTATTTCACAAAGTCAATTGCGAGGCGTAGATAAGACGGTTTAGCCCTCCGTCACGGCGCAAATGTGGGCCTAGCCGACCACCAAACAGAGAGGAATTCAATGACCGAGATTCAAAACCAAAACAGCGAAGTACAAGAGGTAGCTCCTCAGGTAGAAGTCCAAGTCAATGAAGTGAGAGAGACACAACAAGTTCAAGAGCCGGTAACGAACCAGCATTTGAAGGCGATGCGTCTTAAGAATGCCGAACTCGAAAGAGAACTGAAGCAACTGCGAGAAGGTCAGATGCAGATTATGCAAGCCCAGCTTGCTAGTCAGCAGCCTGCCCGTCAAGAGCTCGATGAGTTTGATAAGATCGGTGATGAAGAGTTCATTCCTTTAGGTAAGGTGAAAAGGCTAGCTGAGAAGAATTCTCAGAAAGTGCTCAAAAACGCCGAGGATCTCGTTCGTCAGGAGGTGCAAAAAGCTCTCCATAAGCGTGATCAAGATCAATTCATGGACCGCTTGAATCGTCAGTATTCGGATTTCTCCGAGGTCGTCACTCCAGAAACTTTATCAATTTTGGAAGAAAAGGAACCGGAGCTGGCGTCAACGATCGCGGATTTAAAAGATCCGTATAAGATCGGAGTCCAGAGTTACAAGTACATCAAGGCTATGGGTCTTGCCAAAGCTGCGACGGAAAGTAGGAGAGAGAAGGAAGTAGATAAAGCTATCGCTAAGCAAGAGAAGGCGGTGACGTCTCCTATGGCATTCGATAAGCGGCCTATTGCCCAGGCTTTCCAACTGACCGATGCAATGAAAAAAGACTTGTACCGCGAGATGCACGGATACGCTGCAATGGCTAGCTCGGTTCCCGAAATGACCTAGTAGGTCAAAGGGAACAACAATGACAGTATCAATCGCATCGTTGCCACCGCAAATTCAACAGCGGTACAACGCAAAATTGCTGTCGACTCCAGAGCACAACTTGATTCACCAGTTGTTTGCTACGCCAGTGGAGTTGCCAGACAATCAAGGCTTCATTGATCGTCAGTCACGCTATGACAGGCTTGACCTGTTTGAAGTGCCTCTCGACGATGGCCAAAATAACCCACCACCCCAACAGCTTAACCGCGTTGATGTGGACTGCCGCGTACGTGTCTATGCGACCTATATCGTATTGACTCGTCAAGTCACGATCACTAACGAAGACCCCGTTCTCAATAGTGCTGCGGCCCGTTTAGGACAAAGCCTAAGAGAAACTCAAGACGCCCTCCAGAGAGA